TATTTGACTCAAACAGCCTATGTCTACGCACCTTTAGGCCAAAAGCCGAGCCACATACCTGTACAGGGTCAATAAGGGGAGCGCCTTTTACGTTTTCTATAACGTAGGGCTTACCTGATACAACAAGCAGCGAGCGCACCTGAGCTAATAAATCTTGCTTAGATGTGCTTTTACCTTGTGCGTTACGTAAGTGCCTAGTCGCACTAAAGGTCTGACACGGAGGCGATGCATGGATTACGTCATATTCATCTAAATCCTCAGGCCGTAACTCCATTACATTTTTACGTATGTATTGAAATGGATAACGCTTACCATGCTTAATATCCATGCCGGTAATCTCAAAGCCAGCACGTGCATACCCCATAGAGGCACCGCCAGCGCCACAAAATAGGTCTAGTAGTTTTCTAGGCATCTATGTCCTCCATAAGTACAACGCCCATAACTCCACAACTTACGCATTGGAGCGTTTTAACGTACGGCGGTAAATTGTCGGTAACTATGCGCTCCTCATGCGGCGTAATTCGCTTACAGATACGACACTTAGATTTGTGTATCGCCATAGTTAGAACTCCTCAAATACTTCATCTCAAACAGATTGCGCTGAGACACCCAATAGTTACCTTGTTGTGTGTGCTTATAGCGCGGCCTCATGGCCATAAAAGCCGGGATCCACCCGAGTAACTGATAAACAGGGGAGCGCCCACATACCAATATGCATACATCGTTAGGTCGTGATCGCTGAGACTCCTGGAGTATTAGATGGCCAGTCGCGTACTTAGTGTGTTTTACCTCGATGCGCGCCTCAGGCAATAGCTCTACATCTGCCTCATCCTTAAAAGTATGAATAGATGGCACAAAGCCCCTTACGCCAAAATACTCAGCTACGGCTATCTCTGCGCCTACGCTTTCGGCATGCTGAGCGATCATCTCGTGATAGTTAAGCTGTTGATTAAACAGGCGAAACCACTCGTCCGACATAATGGCAGCGCGCTCTAGAGCTGTACGATGCGCGGTGATCTCTTGAGATCTATCCAAGATCACGCGGTCAAGCACTAAACCCTGCACTTTGCACATTGCCATTGAATAACTTCGCCAGCTAGGTCTCGAACAGTACGTCCACCGATTACCGATACCTTTTTAAGGCACACATCACATGTATCCGATTGCGTAATAGTTACTGCGCCATCTGCATGGATCGTTGTTGCATATCCATCTTTAATAAAGATTAAATCGCCCATTAGATCTGCGCCCTCCATTGTCCGGAGGAGGTCATTACGTGCCAGTTAGGCGCGCATTGTGTCGCCTTTGTGCGCTCGGTGCAGAAATAGCCGCCCCAATTCTTAGGGCTACCGGCTGCTGCTTGCTTCCATACCATCGTGCCATGGGCACAACGAGGGGGAGCAGGTACTAGCTCAGCGCCTAATTGGCCTTGGATCTCTGCGACAGCTGTAGTTAAAGCTGTTGTCCCGGTGTCATGGGCTATCTGTGTAATAGACAAATTGGCCCACGGATCAGAGGATGCAGGTAGAGCCTCTACGCGCTGCATATCTTGGCGTGTAGGTCGTGCATCGCTCGGGGATAGGAGGCCGATTACTCGTCCGTAAGCGCTCGTGACCGTATCCTCTACTATCCATTTTTTCATATTTTGCGTAAGGCTTGCTACGTTGCCATAGGCATAGTCGATAGCACTTGGCAGATGATCCTCGTACTCTTTGTAAGCCTCAGCTCTAATAAGGATCCAGCCCTCTTTAAGGTTTACATCCTCGATAAAAGAGACAAGGCGCCCGGCCGGATATTCAGCTCTAAAGCGCTTGATGCGTGTGTTTACATCTTCGTAGTTATCTAGAAAACTCATGCGCTTAGCTCCTTATCTTTCAAAGCTTTAGCGATAGCGCGACCGCGTAAGTAGCCCTCGCCATGGCCAATACGAAAGCCGAGGGAGTAGCAGATGTAGGAGGTCAGCCCTGTGATTATTAACATGTAAATGAGTGGTGGCACTTGCGTTAGATCCATAGTTTTATAGCCCCTTAGTGTTATGGTGCTACAAAGGGCTAAGAAAATTAAATAGTCATGACCGTTATGTAAAGCTAGGTAAGGCGATATACGCCTAAAATAGGTTTACATAATGTAACGTAGCGGTGATAAAAAATTATCATCACTTTTGACCAGTTAAATCCTTGACCCTTGATAGACACCGCTGTTTAGTTATGCCACTTAACGATTAAGTGGTAGCACTCATGGTAAATGCCATAACTGACAAATGAACAGTTCAACACGCGGTCATCAATAGTCAAGAAAAGGGCGACTATGCCAGCAGCACGTATGACACCGAGCGGCACGATGGACGTAACTAGCCATGCAACCATGGATGGCAAAATAAGAGTACTGGGATACGGCGAGGATGATCGAGCTGTAAACCCGGGAGACTTGCTACTAATTGGCTCTAATTGGATGCGTGAAAATGGCAAGCTCATTGAAACAGAGTTTGTATTAAAACTACGCGGACGCGATATAGATTATTTTGTACAAGCTGCTCAAACCGCCAAGATGCTGTACGAGGATAACAAGCATTGGCTACAAGCCTCCATGTCTCAACCCGGTGTTGATACTAGGCCAAGAAGCGGCATCCGGGCGGCAGATCAACAGGAGACGCTGCACCGCTTTCTATCGAGCTAGGCGATCCTCTAGCAGTATTTCGTAAATCTTGTCTACGCGCTGCTCAATGCGCTCGACTCGGCCGTGCAAATTATGGCCGCCATTACCGTCAGGCTTTAGCTCTGATAGGTAGTACTTTACCATCCTACGGATGAGCCCAGCCCATAGCCCCAAAATGGTACAGCTGCCTACGGCTATACCGACTATGAGCTGAGCTTGCTCCATTACTTAGACCCTAGGCCTATCTGCTTTTCACTTGGCTGCAAGGCCTTAAGAATTGGCCCAATAAGACCTGCAAGAAAAGCGTTAGCTAGTACTTTTGGATCAGTAATACCCGAGATGTACAAAGCGCCTACACAGCTAAGAGCTGCGCGTAAGTATGAGAGGCCAGCGGCCTTAAGCTGCGCGTTCAATTTGAGTCCGCCCAAGCTATAACGTTAAAAGTAAAAGATGGCGTTACGCCGCCTATCTCGTAGGAGACTCGTAGAGAGTCTGTAAACGGTGTAGTAAGTCTTATGACCTCGCGTGATGCCGCCGTCTTTTGTGTAAAAGTAGCGATCGTGTTGTAGTTAGTACCGTCTGTTGTATCTTGCACGACTAGATCTAAAGTAGGCGCTGTACCACTAGCCGCCGTTACTTGTAGCTGTAGTACTAATTGCCGTGCAGCTGCAAAACCTGTAACCGCTGTACCTGCCGCCGTTGTAGTCCTAGCGCCTGAGGCTAAAAGGGTTACCGTACTTGCCGGGATATTAGCTTGCTGTATGTCACTCATTTATTGCTCCATCTAGCCCTAATTTAGTAGTTAGTTGTCGTGCTTTAATCGAGGTTATCTCTACCTCAAAGTGCATATCGTCTGGCCTTGTCTTAAAGTCGCCGCCCCATTTAAGACCGTACTTTTTAGCCAAGGCTCGTATCATCGGTATCTGCTCAGCTGGGAAAGTGCCAGCCTTGCCTAATGGATGCTTAGTTGCATTGAGGTCTATCGCCGTACCTGAGCTATGGCATGAGAGCTTTGTAGGATTACCCCTAACCATCCTGTAGGCATAGCCCCAGTCGTCAAAAGTACCCTCATCTATTGGCTCGATTAGCTCGTGAAACTCGGCAGCAAAAGCGGCCAAGAGTGGGCCCACACTCTCGGCACACCTTAGCTTACGATCCGTACCTTTTACAGGGTAGGACTTTATATTTATAGCTGCCGGATCTTTTGATGCCGGGTAGCCGTTGTAGCTAGTCTCCATTAAAGACCAAGGGCCATTTTTAGATCATCTATAGATAAACCAACGCTTGCCAATTTTTCGCTTACGGTTGGCTCAGGCGCGATCGTTGTACCGTTATGAGCTTCAACAATTTTTAATGCTAAATCTTTTTTTGTTTCGTCAATATCTAGGACTAAAGCGCCGTTTTCATCTATGGAGACTGCCTCGGCTTTATCCGATATTACAACTCCTGCCGAGTTTAATTCAGCCCGTAATTCTGTACCATTAAGGTTTTCAGGTTTAGTAAAAGTAATCATAATTAGGCTCCTAAATAAGTGATAGAAAAGTTTTGGTTATCATTTGTACCGCCAGAAAGATCAAGATTACCACCGCTATTCTGAAATGCTTGTACCTGAAAGTAATCTCCAGTTGTTGCATAAACAATTTGAGTCGAACCTAAAGAAGTTGCACTTCCTGATGAAACTGCTTGAATTGCAAAAGATTTTATGTTTGACCCATTACGCAATAAATTGACATTTCTGTAACCTGTTGCATTGTTATTGAAACGCAAATTGTAACTAATTAAAAAGTATCCAGTTTTGCCTGATGGAATTGTTATTCGACTTGTATTTGTGCTTGTATCGTGATACCCATCAACATCAAAAGTTTCAGTATTGAAATTAACAGTTAAAGTAGTTGCATCTGTTGTAGTTAAATCTACAGATGACCTTAATGAACAACCTGAAAATGTGGCACCGCCAGCAGGTGTAGCCCAGCTTGGCACACCGCCCGAAACTGTAAGTACTTGTCCTGTGCTACCGATGCCAAGACGAGTTAAGGCGCTTGTTCCTGTTGCATAAATTACATCGCCCGCGGTTGTAACGGTAGATTTTGGTATTGCCGCATTAGCGGTAGTTTGTGCCGTACCAGCTGCGGTATTAGCCGTAGTCGCAAGATCATAGGCAGACTTAACAGCTGTTGGAGTAGCTGCCAGTATTGAGGATGTAGTGGAGGTCGAGTCTGAAAGTTGTACTGATCCTTTTTGAGTAGTGAGTGCATCTTGGATCGCGATGTTTACGGTGCCGGATGTACCACCGCCTGTTATAGGACTTGAAACTGTCACGCCCTCAATATCACCGGTCGCACCTGAGGCTACCCAAGCTGCGCCATCGTAGTACCACAACGAGTTAGTATCTTTTGTATATGCAAACTGACCCTCTTGAGGAGATGTAATCGCGGCGTTACGCGCGGCTGCACTAGCAAAGACGAGTACGCCTTGCATGAGGTAGCCGTTTACATCACTTGCCGTTAATACCTCTCCTGTAGTAAAGGTCTTAAAACCTAATCCAGCTGCCATAACCTTGCTCCTTAGTAAGCTAATACGGAGGTATCAAGTACTCCGTATAGTGTTGAGTTGAGAATAAAGCCGTCAATAATCGGCTCTAAAGTTGTAAAGCTAGTTTTCCAAGAGTTAGGCGTTACTTTGTGTTGTACGCCAAAAACTTGTAAAGTCTGTACGAGTGTGGAGTTACCCGGCTGATTAGTCGTAATCTCTACCGGGTCAAAAAAATCTAAACCTAACGCGGCTAATATGCCATCGTTGTAATCATCCATATATAAATCAAGCTCTATAAGATCGCATCGGGTTTGTGTTTGGGCTCGTGAGGCTACATAGGCTCGTGCGTAATTAAGCGCATCGGCATTAGTATTCATTACTAAATTAGTCTGATTATAAGAGTGCACAAAGTACTCCTCAATAGATGCAGCATCCTCAGCTAGTTGAGCCGTACCGCCTATCTTTGTGATAGATGCAGAGTTATAAACCTGTGTGTCATCTAAGCGCCATACAGCATTGAAGTAGTTAATATCGGTGCCATCATCATTAAAGCGAGTAACGGGCAAAGCTTGAGAGTCGATACAAAAGGCTCGATCTTTAAGAGTGAGCGATCCACGAGCATCCACATAGATAGCACCATACTCGGATGTAGTGGCGGTCTGCATCGCTGCCAGCGCCGTACGAGCTGTACCCGGGTCTGCTTGCATTATTGTCGTGCCGTACTCGATCTCTCTCATAGAGGGAGGCCAAGAAATCTCATCTAAAATAGCGTTCACTCGCTCGCCGGCATTGTCACCGGCTGCTGCTAGTGTTACCGTAGAGATCTGAGAGTTAGTAAATAATCTAAAAGCATCTACAGCTGTAATAGTCGTATAAACTACATCTGTAGCCATTTTAGGCGTAGTAGTTGTGTAGCTAGTAATAAAGCCGCTAAACATCGGATACTCAATACCTGCATAGGTACCTGTTATCTGCACTTTACGTAGGGGAGTAAGCAAGCCATAGTAAGGCCCGGCCGCATTTTGAGGGTTAAAATCTCCATTTTGATCCACAATACGTAAAGTTAAAGTACCTGTCTGAAATAGATCGGCTTGAGCGTTACGGCCTCTTGTCGTTGTAATACCGTCTACTTGATCAGATACATCCACGATAAGAGCTGCCGAGTCTGCAAGCACGTTAGTACCTAGGATGCCGCTATCTAAGATCATGGCCTGAGCAAAAGCCGGACCTGTAGAAAAGTTAATAACCGCGTTAATTGTAGGGACTGTCATAGCGCACCTGCCGTAGTGATTGAGTCGCCTCTACGGTTGATCGTAAGGATCGCATCTTGCACCGCGCTCACGATCGTATCCTCGCTACCGATTACACCGGCATTAATATTAAAGATTATGTCGCGATCGTAGGCACCGGGTCCGTACTGTTTAGGGATGCTCGGTGAGTCAAACATAGTTAAATTTCCAAGGCTTTCAGATAATCTAAAGTCTGCCTGAGATCCCGGAGTCGCTATCTTTTTAAGATTAAGTATGTCCTCGATCTGTTGATTGGCCGGAGTGCTGATACCGCTAGAGATAGATGAGGCACCTGCCTTAGATCCACCGGCACCGTTAAGTAATTCTATGTAAGCCTTAAGAGCTGCATAACGCGCATCATCGGCCGCCTTTTGAGCCTTGGCTATGCGATCGATCATATTTAACTCGGCTTGCTCGCGTAGGTTTGTAGCTGTAATTGCAGCGTTAGTAGTGTTGCTGAGAGAGGCCAAGCGAGCGATCTCTGTGAGTTGTACCTGTACACGCTCGTTATAACTAGCCTTGTCCGCTAACTCACCGGCTGCAAGAATAGCCGCGTTGTATTTACCAAAAGCCGCATTACGAGCTATCTCTTTATCTGCCTCGGCCATCTTGCTTGAGTTTATAGCCGCTAACTCTGTAAGTAATTGAGTGTTAATAGCTTCAAGGGTTGCAGAGCTAATAGTTTTGACGCCGGCTAGTTTTTGTAAGTCTGCATTTTTTTGGAAAGCTGCAAGCTCACCGATACGAGCAAGAGCTGTAGCGCCATCCTCATCCTCAATAGCCATAAGGGCCTCAAGGCGTAAACGTGTCTCTTTGTCATACGTTGCCTGTAGTGCAGCTGCTATAGAAATGCGGTTAGTATCAAATACGGCAGCGGCCTTAGATAACGAAAGTTTATTTTTTTCTGCGAGAGCGGCTTTTTTTTGTAGTGCCGCTAATTGCTTTTGTATCTTTAAGGCTTCTGCATCTTTCTTAGCCTTTTCAGCATTAGCTCTAAAGTTTACAAGATCGCTAGGCAAGCCCTGAGGGAAACCTCCGCCTCGACCCTTTAATTCATCCACTAACTTACGTATATTGCCAATAGAAAAAGTGCCAATATAATTCTTTAATCCTTGCGCGGCATTGTCTAAGACTCCAGCGCCCGGTATGCCAGCGAAAAGATCTTTTAGATCCTTGCTGAGGTAGGCGATATTAGTAATAAGACCGTTAATAGAGTCGCCAAAATTATCTACTTTGTCGATCAATTTATCAAAGCCACCGCTAGATACAGATAAGGCGGATACAAGGCCTTGGCCTATTTGTTCGCTTGCTTGCTCAGCTGCGATCTTGAGTTTAGCCAATGAGCCCTCGTAGGAGTCTGCCGCGTTTTTAGACTGTCCGGCGTACTGAGTAGCGATCAGTTTCTCGATCTCTAAATATGACTTAGAGGATAATTGTGCCTTTGTATAACCTAGGTTTAATTGGCTTAGACCTTTGTAATTACCTACATACGCTTGGCTTAATATTTTTGTAGCCGAGGTCAGATCCATACCTGTACCGGCGCTTACATCTAAAGCGGTGTTTAGCATCGACTGGGCAAAAGTAGTAGAGCGTGTTACCTGCGCTAACTGAATAAAAGCCGGCTGTAATTGATCTCGATTTATTCCGGTGACTTTTTCAACGGTATCTAAATAGGCCTCAGCTTCGGCTGTAGCAAAAGAAAACCCAAGGTTACGTAAAGCTGTCTCAAGGCGCTTAGCCTCTGCGATCTGCTCGCCAAAAGCCGCTACCGATTTTTTAGAGTAACCCAATATGGCAGCGGCACTAAAGGTAACTCCGAGTACTCGGCCTAAACCTTTTACACTTTTGGAAAATCCGTTAATTTGTTTTGTGCCAGCTGTTAGAGCTTTACCGTTCCACTCGGCTACGGCCGAGACGACTAAATTAGGAAGTGCCATTATGCAGCCTTACCAAATCCGCTACGGTTAAAGGCGCTGATAGTTTTATTGAGAGCCATGACTACAGCATCTTGAGCCTTACCTCTGTCCTCTTTCCACGCTCTAAAGATCATGCGACCGCGCTCTGCTTGCTTGTCACCATAGAGAGGCCCCATACGGCTAACAAAGTGTGCACCAGCACCGGGATTATTTGAGCGATAGCCTCTGTTGGATGGCTCTGTAGCTCGTCCGGCTGTCTCATAAATAGATCCGGCCGCTGATCTATTGGCTACATAGTAAAGAGCTTGCCATCCGTTACGGTTTCTTTTGCTTGGAGCCTGAGAGTAATAAATACCTTTAACAGCTTGATCGTGCGAGTACAAAGGAAATAAACGTAAACGTCCCTCAGTATTAAAAGTCCTAAAGGATGAGTTACGAGCTGTGATCTTGCCGCCCGATGATCCCTCGGCCCAAGCGTAAAGATTATCTGGCTGAGGTGAGGGTGCATATCCTCGAGCCTTATCACGGAGAGGAACCATAACGGCGCGGATCTCAGCGTTCATCGCCTTAAGTAAATCCGGATCAAACTTACGTAATGCTTTAACGGTTTCGCGTACGCCGGATATTCTTACTGGCATTTTCCGACTCCTTAGCTTGCTCGTTAAGCACTTGTATTAACATCTTAAACATCTCTGTATCTAAATCGAGTATTGCTTGAGGCGCGACCTGTAACCTAATTGCTAGTTGTGCTATTAAATAGGTTACGGTGCCGCGCCCTAAGCTAAAGGCAGATCGTCCAGTACCTCGACCTTAGCCAAGGTATCTAAAAACTCACTACCAAACATCGGTACTGTTTCGCCGCTCGTGCGTAAGCACTCCCACGCTAACCAGTACACATCCGATTGCTTCTCATCATCTCTAAAGGCTTTGTGAAAACCTTTTTTTGCATATAACTCAAAGGCGTACTCAATTTTCGGCGAGATTTGATGCTCGCTTACTTCACCGCTTGCCCTTGTTATTTTGAGTCGTGCCATTTGTTAGCCCCTTTTCTTTTTTATCAGCTAGTAGTAATTACGATTGGTGAGTTACAGGTAAAGGTAATTGACTGAGATGCAATATCTCCGACAGCGCCGTTAATATCTGTAGTGTTATTTACAAGGACTGTAGTGCTATACAAAGGGTTAGTAGCTGATACGGCTGCGCTTGTCTGCTTTAGCGTTAGAGTTACAGTTGTACCCCATGCTGCTTGCAGAGTTGCGTTTACGTTAGCTGCCGCTGTATCGGATAGGAAATCCAGCGCCACGGTGCTAGTCTCCAAACCTTTTGTATATTTTCTAGATGAGTCGCCCATGGCTGTAACTTCTAGCTCCTCAAAAATACGGTTAATCGTTGCGCTAGTGACGTGATCGCTCAGTACTACAGAGTTAAGAGTTACCACGACACCATTGGTCATATATACGGCCATTTATTTACTCCTCGTTGTTATCTGTTGGTGTGTCTTTTGTTTTAGTTTCTTTTTTTGGTGCTTCGGTAATCTGTCCTATCTTGATAAGAAAGGCGATATCCTCGTCTGTTAGGCTCATGCTTAACTCCAGCTCGTTAGTATTTGGATGTCAAAAGATGCGGTTAAAAGTGTGCCGCTCGGTACATCTAATACAGAGGGCGCACTCATAGCTGCAATATTCATTACGATTGTTGAGGCCGCTAACTTGTTAAACACCGCTACGGCAAAAGTTTCAATACCGTTCAGATTGCCTTGATTATCTAAAAGCGGTACGTTAAAAATAATCTTAAAATTAGCCATAGGCGAGATGCCTACATTTGTATTATTAGTCGGTGTTATGTAGGGATCGTTAGGTGCAATGACTACAGAGTTAGCCGTAATTGTTGGCGGCGGAAAACTGTACGTACTCCATACGCTCGCGTTAGCTAGAGCGGCAGCTAGTGATGCACGTAGCGTTGTAATTGGGGCTGGCATTATCCGACCATCGTATTCGGGCTTGCATACCCGGCAATAAGGCCTCGGATCTTGCCGATCATAGAGTTACCCATACGGTAAGGGCTAGGACTAAAGCCATCTATCGTTACGCCGCCTGTCTGTGAGACTTGGCGCGCTTGAAAGATATCTACGGCTAAGATCATGGCGGCCTCGCGTACAGCCGGGGTAGTAGCGTAAGTGTTTGTCTTTGTGTCTGCTCCGACAGCTGAGCCATAGGG